CTACCCCAAATTCCTGCACCACCAAGACTGCGCGTAGAGGCAACCGCCCTCTTCCTCCAGGCCGCTCAGAACGAACCCGTTCGGCGCCATCCATGACAGCACCGCCTCATGCAGCAGCGGCAGTTCACTCGGCCCAATTGAGTTCACTCCTCGGACACTGGCCGTCTTCGATGTCCGGCCCAAGGCCTGGCACATCTCGTCGTTGATCCGCAGATCGCCAATCGCCGCCGGCACCGCCCGGACCTCGGCCGCATCAATCGGCTTGCCCTGACGCATCCGGGGCGTGACCTGGCACCTCATGGCTCGATGCCGTGCTGGCGTACGCTGTGGGTGACAACGCCCCAGACGGTGAACTCGTCGCCTTCCATGATGAAGCGGTGGTGGTGGCCATCGCCTTCGGACCTTAGCACCGGCATGCCTCGAACATAGTCCAGACGCTTCACCATCGGCTCCTGGTTCACTACCCCGATTATCACCTGCCCCTGCTTCACTTCCGCGCCCTTATCCACGATCAGCAGATCGCCGTCGAAGATCCCAGCGCGGGTCATACTGTCACCGGCCACTCGCACCAGGTAGGTGCCGGGCGCGCGGATGCACAGCAGGTCGTCGAGGGAGATATCGAGGGCTTCGGATTGGAATGGGCTATCCATGGCATGGCTCTTACACTGTTCATCTGTACAGTATTCTTGCACCAGCCAGCGAGACTTTGCAATCCTGGGGCGAGGAACGGCACAGGCGGCTATCATTGGCCAAGGACAATGGAGGCGCATATGGACACGCTGGAATGGCTGAACCTCTCACCCAAGCTGAGTGATGTCGACACCTGGGCAAAGCTCTGGTCCGTGCACGATGACCCCTTCCCTCACATCCGCTGCAGGACCTGCGACGGATGGCAGCAGCTTCGCGACTCGAGCAAGCCGTTCGTGCACAGCCCGAGCTGCAAGCTGATGGGCGGTCAGAGCAGATTCCCGTGGCGTGACCTGCTGTGGATCGTTGGAAATACGGAGCGCAATGTTTAAAGACTCATCACTGCCAACCTCCGAACGAAATTGACTAATCGCTACTTATTGGGGTAAAGAAAGGCAGACGACAGCAAGGATGCGGTGCTATGAGAAGAAATCTCAAGGTTTATCAATGCCGTTGGGAAGCATATGAATGGGTGGTCGCTGCGTCCTCAAAATCAATCGGTGCTCAGCTCACAGGAATGCCCCTTCATCAGATGAAAGAATATGGGCAATTATCGACACACCAAGTTGCCAGAGCACTCGCGCTGAGCGCTCCAGGATCGGTGTGGCGTAGAAAGAACCCTATGGATCCTTGGTCATTAGCCATGCGACCCTCAATGGATATCCAAGACGCAGGCTTGTATTACTGCGCCGACTCGGAGCGCCGCAGCAAGGAGTAAGCCCGCTCGCACGCCTGCCCCGCTATTCGGGCTCGGTCATAAGCCTTTGCCAGCTCTCCCGCTCTCGCATCAGCGCGATCGAGCAGTTGGGAGAGCACCAGGGCGGCGCGGGTGGCTGACGCGCCTCGATCGGCAGAGCCGGTATCACTGGTGCAGGCGCCAGCGCTGGCGGCAAGCTTTCCAGCCTGGACGCGCAACCGGTCCCCAGCAGCATCAAGGCCGACACCATCAGCATCGGCAGCAGCCGTCTTTTCTCTCGCATCGTTTCCTACCTGGTTGGCCTCGCGCTGGAGGCGTTGCTCTTCGACGCGCGCGGCCTGCACCGCCTGCGCACGCTCAGTCTGCTGGGTGGCCACGGCCTGCAACCACTCGACGTCCCGCGCGGCATTGGTCACGGTGACGCCGTGACTGTAGGCGGCATACAGCGCAGCGCCACTCAGCCCCACCATGGCCAGCGCGATGGCAATGCAGGCCAGCACCCTTTGCGCAGCGCTCACGCCAGCACCTTCAAAGCCCGCTGATAGATGGCTTTGCGTTCCTCGGCGCCCAGCGGCACTCGCCCGGGCTTCCCGGTGTTGATGATGCTGCCGATATCACCCAGGTTGCCGGCGTCCGCCAGCGCATTCAGCTTCTGCGACGACCAGAACCAACCGGCGGCCATGGCTGCATGCCTGGGCTGCTCGAGCAGCTCCGGGCTTGCAAGCAGATCCAGCCCGAGCGATCGCCCGCACGCCTTGTAGTTCGCGCGGCCGGTTACCTGGATCAGTGATCGCCCACGGAATTTCCATCCATCGCCCGGCTCAGTGTTGCCCAGCTTGAGCCTGCCCCACTCCCCGCCATAGATGCAGTTGGCAATGGACACCTGGTCGGCCTTGCGTGCAGCGGTCCTGCCGTACTGCCGGGCCTGGGCCTCGGTGATCCGCTCGCGGCTGAATTTGGACAGCAGCGCCTCCACCGAGTAGTTCAGGTTCTCCACCAGGCGGGTGAAGTTGGTGGACTCATGACCTACCTGGGCAACGAAGGCTGCCGCCCTCGCCGGGGTGATGATGTTGAACGTAGCCATGGCCGCATTCAGCACAGGAACAAAAACGCCGGCTGTCTGGCCGGCGTTGGGAATGATCTGCAGAAACTGCATCTCGGTGAGGGGCATACTTTTCTCCAGGCGAAAAAAACCCGCTCGATGGCGGGTATGGTGATTAGGCGTGTACCAGCGCTAAGCTGTGCGCTTTATGAAGGGAGTCAGAAATGAAGAAGGTATTTGCAATGCTGGTGCTGGCGGCGCTCGGTGGCTGCGCTGCGTACAGCGAAAGAGGTACTGGGGAAGGTAACCGCGAGATCGGTAGCAAGGGCTACACAGTTCGTTGTGATGCCACACCACCAAACCAGCCTGGATGCTATTCACCGCCCCCGTCTTTCTCGTGGCGCCCGATGGAGAACATAAAGTTCAAGCTTGGGCAGAATTTGGGGTCATAGGGCATCGGGTGTCGAAGGTCAGGGGGCCGGTTCGCTTTCGGCAATCGCCTAAGGCGGCAGTTCTGCTACAGCACGGCCTTGGGTCAGTTGCGCCCGCAGGTCGACGATGGTCTGCGGGGCAGTGACCCGCGTGACCTGCACCGCCTGCGGAGTTCGGTCTGGTGGCTACGGCTTGCGACCACTCGGCAGCCCATATGGCATTGGTCACAGTGACGCCTTAGCTGTAGGAGGCGTACAGCGCAGCGCCAATCAGTCCGACTATGGTCAGCTCAATGGCGATGGAAGACAGCACCTTTTACGCCACGGTCATGCAAGCACCTTCAAAGCCCGCTGACAGATAGCCTTGCGTTTCTCTCCACCCCGCGGCACACGCCCGGGCTTCCCAGTGTTTATGATGCTGCCGATATCGCCCAGGTTGCCGGCGTCCGCCAGCGCATTCAGCTTCTGCGACGACCAGAACCAGCCGGCGGCCATGGCTGCATGCCTAGGCTGCTCGAGCAGCTCCGGGCTTGCGAGCAGATCCAGCCCGAGCGATCGCCCGCACGCCTTGTAGTTCGCGCGGCCGGTTACCTGGATCAGTGATCGCCCGCGGAATTTCCATCCATCGCCCGGCTCAGTGTTGCCCAGCTTGAGCTTGCGCCACTCCCCGCCATAGATGCAGTTGGCAATGGAAACTTGGTCGGCCTTGCGCGCAGCGGTCCTCCCGTACTGCCGGGCCTGGGCCTCGGTGATCCGCTCGCGGCTGAATTTGGACAGCAGTGCCTCCACCGAGTAATTCAGATTTTCCACCAGACGGGTGAAGTCGGCGGACTCGTGGCCTACCTGAGCGACTAAAGCCGAAACCTGCGCCGGCGTGTTGATATTGAAGGGTGGCATGGCTACGTGCAGTGAATTCGCGACACCACGGATCTGGACATTCAGCTCAAGGAAGATATGAATCATTCCTCGTTCGGTTATTAGCATATCTAATATTTTCTACTAAGGTTCTAAGCACGACAACGTCGTGAATTTGTTTGAAAATTTTGCTACTGGGGGAAATGGAAAATGAACGATGAAAGAAAGTTACCTATCATGATAGTAACCAACCCAGAAATATACTACCCAGCTCAAGGAAAAACACTTAAAGCAAGATTAGATGAGATACACCTTGGCGATGATGGAGAATCCGAGATTAATCGTGCGACTGGGAAAAAAATAATAAGAGACAAGCTATTAGGACTAACAAGAATAACTGAGATTGTATCAGTTGTATTAAACTGGAATGAAGAAGTAGAAAAAGAGATAAAGATCGCCAAACAAGAGCACCTTTTGTGCAGATACTTTGAAAAGGTCGATCAAACCTCAGAAACCGTAGCCGATATAGCTAAGTTCTTATCTAACCCGCAAGGAAGCATACTGTTTAATAAAATACTCAGAATCCAAGACGAATCACCTCCGGACATAGAGCTTGCCGAGCACTTGTCTGCAGCCCTCAAGCACATAACAAGTACAAATTTTATTGATTTATTCCAAGAGCATCGGTACGCCCTATCAATAATCGAAAGGCTTACACCGCAGGAAATGTCATTAATTACTCAATCATCAGCTTGGCAAGATTTCAATGTTGGAGCACTGGTTACCAGCGGTACAAATATCACCTCTGACTGGATACCCTCTTTTATTAGATCTACTTTCACTTCAGACATTAGAAAAGACGAAAGAACTACCGACCGTATTGCCCATTCGATTCGCGCCCTTGAAGGCTCAGGGTTAATACGCGCAGCAAGAGCAGAACAAAATCGCGTGAGATGTGAGCTCACTAATATAGGAACTATAGTTTTACCTTACCTACAAGGGGTAGCTCCTGTTCCTGAGTAATGAAATTGAAGCATTGGTGATTAAGCCTTCCAACCAAAGGATTATAGTTTACCCAATGCTTCAAGCCAACCATCCGATGTTGCTTACATTGATTAAATATTAGGGTTTGTAATTTGCAGCTTATCACGGAGCTGAGCCAACTGCTTCATCTGCTCTGCTGCTATGAAACTAACCTCGGCTAGGCTGGCCTGCAATTGGCCGTTCAGCACGATGGTGGCAGAGTTAACATCGCCCAGCACTTTGGAGAGCAGTTCCCCTTCCTCGCCAGCAATTAATGCAAGCTGCTCGGGCGTATTGATAACGGTCGAGATAGGCATGCCGTCTCTGGTGGTCTGCGTGATGGTGGTTCGCGACGCGCCGGTCAGCTGGCCTTTCTTCTGGCCGGTGTCGCCGAACCGCAGCAGGATTTCGTAGTTAAACGTCTCTTCTTTGTATACAGGCATCAAGTCAGCTCACAGGAGTGGTTGTGTTAAGGATCAGCCAATTCGTACCGTTCGAGCGGCAACGCTTCGGGCCGCCGGTGGCGTTGGTGACGTCTATTTCATAGCCGCTATAGGCTGTCGCAGATGGCAGAGTGGTCAGCGTATACTGGGCTGGTCTCCCTGGCATGTTGGTGTAAAAACCGCCTGGCATCGCCACCTGGCCGCCGCTGGTTATTTGCAATGCTACGGATCGGGCTGCGGAGCCGGACTTAGTCGTCGCGAATTGAAAAAGACTGCCCGCGCCAGACGGCCCTACGTCTTCAGCGGCATAGGCTTCAAGCACAATCGGGGTATATAGAAGTCCATCTGAACCGCGAGCCTGGAACTGGAATGCACCAAGTCGGTCGTTTGCTAGCACCGGATCTGGAGAAAGAGATGTGCCGCGCGTACGGCCAACGCTGATAGCAGAGCTAGTTCCTGCGCTCAAGCTCGACTGCGTGAAAAGCGACATGTTTCCAGTAACGACCGGATTCGAAGTGTTGACCTTCGCATCCAGGGCCGCCTGCTGCGCCACACTCACCGGCTTGGCGCCGTCAGCAGTGTTGTCCACGCTGCCCAGGCCTACATCCGCCTTCGCCAAGGTGACAGCGCCCGCGCGACCGGCGACCGACGTAACAGAGTTGACCTGAGCGCCATCCGCGATACCTGCTAGCTTGTTCTTGTCAGTCGCCGTGTAGTCGTTGGTCGAGAGACCCTTGCCGTTGACCTTGTCCACCTTTCCCGACGTGAGCGATTTGATATCTGCTGCGATCGCTTGAGCAAGCGCGGTAACCCGCGCGACCAGGCTCAAGACTTATGCCTTGGCGGCGACATAGTCCGCCGCAAAATCATGCTCGGTATTACCGACATCGGCGCTACTGACGGCACCAATATTGGTGCGTGCTTGGGCCTTCTCAGCGGTGCTGAATGTTTGAGCCGCGTCGACGCGCACACGGTTACCAAGGCCGGTTGCGATGGTGGCAGCAAAGTTTGGGTCGTTGCCCAAGGCGGCGGCGAGCTCAGCAAAAGTGTCCAGCGCCGCAGCAGCGCCATCGGTCAATTCCGAGCGTAGGGAAGATACCGCGCTGGCAACGAAGCGTGTGCTCTTGTCTGCCGACCAAGTGACAGAGGTGGCGCCGGCGCCGGCTGTATCATCGATCTTGGCGCCCGCCCCTCCCAGCAACGCATAGAGTTCGGAGATAGACGCAACGATGCTGTTCTTGGCATTCGTCGGAAGTGCGCTCAGATCGCCGGTATTAGCCTTGAGCAGTTTCACATCAGCGCCCACAGCTTGTGCTAGTGCGATGATCTTCGTTTCCAGGGACATGGTTCTATCCTTTTGCAAGTATGTAGTAGGCCAGCGGGTCGGGAATCAGGTCGTCGGAGACGTACAGCTTCAGGTCTCGGCCGAAGGTCAGGCGGTTGTTAGGGTCGGTGCTCAGCTCCGCCGCGCCCAGGCCGGGAGGCCCCTGCTCGCCTGTGGTGACGATCTGTTGTTCGCCAGGCTCACAGCAGGTTGATTTACCTACGGCGCCGGTGAAATAGCGGGTCGTGGTTGGGCCATTGGCATAGATGACGTCGAGGGTGTAGGTCAGGTCGTCGCCTGTGAGCAACTCGGTTTGTGATGCGGTGATGACCCGCTCGATGGTGCCGGGAGCAGAAACCCGTAGGCCGGCGCCAATGCCGAGCAGCAGCACCAAGTCGTCGCCGTGCCGGATCTCCATGGAGACCAGTGCAGCGGATAGATCAACTGGTTTGCGGTAGATGAGCTGGCCACCCTTGGGGCGAAGATCGGCCGCAGACAGGGCGTTGATCTCGATGGTTTCGTCATCAAGACGCTTGCCTGTGTGCGGCCTTTGGCGCTGAGGTTCTCGGTTCAGGTCCGACATCCCCACGGCGCCGCGCACCCACACTGGCCAGTCCGAGGCCAGGCCGTGATCGGGCACCTGCAGCACCACCGGTGCGCCGGCAATGCCGGTGATATCCCGGTACACGAACACCGGCTGCATGATTCGGATCGTGTCGCGGTACGTTGCGCCCGGAACGACGGGCAGGTCTTGGCGGGCCGGCTGCATGGCTGGCTGCTCCTGTTTCAAAAGAGGGGTTAGATCCAGTTGACCGGCTTGGAAGAACCCAGCATCAGTTGACCGGTGAAAGGGTGATAACTACCGAAGTGAGGGCTGAAGTCAGTCGGGTGCTCGCCCACTGGTGGAATAAATCCATCCGGGGTAATCGCCCCATAGAACTTGTGCTTGGGGTAATCGGTGACAGTGGCCAGGGCCAGACAGTTGTTGCTGTACAGGTAGAAGTAGGTCACGTCGCTGACATTAGCCATGCTGACCCCCACCGACGGTCGAAACTGGCCAACGTCCGCCCACAGCTCGCCCGTTGCTATGATTCCAAATCCAGCCCAGCCGGTACCGATGTTCGGAAGCTGCTCACCGTTGAAATAGGCCGTGGTGTATACGAGGTCATTCAATACGCTTTGCGACGAGAACGTGTAAGACCTGGTCCAGCGGTAATCACCGTGAGCGATCGTGATTGTGAGTGCGCCCTCGGCGGCGGTACTGCCCTCAAAATGGTACTTGCCGTCGTTCTCAACACCGCCGTGCCCGTCGGTGTATATGAGGTGCACGACCTGCTCGTCAGTCACTACGTTGATGACCGGCATTGGCCGCTCAGCCCGGTACACACAACTGAAAGTGCACGGGACAGGGGTCTCACCCTGGAAAGAAATGAAGGGTATCCAGGTCTGACGCCTGTTTACCGAGACTGGACCGGGGAACAGGTCATCCCCCTTCATGACCTTCAACGTCGTGGTTGGCACGTAGTCGTAGAAATACCGGGTTCCTGAATTGGGGCCCCCATCCCCAAAGGGCTCACGGTTGGTCTCCACCCAGTTCCGGCTTGGATCTACAGCAAAGCCGTAGTCCTCTATCGCTATCGGTTGGTCATCCCTACGCACTCGGGTTTTGTCGTACAGAATTTCGTAGCTGGCGGCGATCTCACTTCCACTTCCAGTCAGCGAGACTTTCAGATAAGTGTAGGGCCGAGCATGGGGATCAAAGCCATTTCCCGCGTTCGATATACACCATGAAATGATAGCTGTGCGGCCTGTGTCGCTCACGCTATGCAGGCGTATAGAGTGAGTCTGACTGTTTCCAAAATCAGCGAAATATAACTTCCGATCATCTTCAGACAGCAACCCCACTTGAAATTGCTGAGTGAGATTTATCGACTCCGGCGCTCTGGTGAACTCGCCAAAACGCTTGAATGTAAGCCGGAGCGTTGAGGTGGCTGGCTGGATATTGCGGATCGGCATAGTCACCGACCAGCGACTACCATCCAAGGCCTGATATAGCCAACCAATCTCCTTTTCATAAAGCCGACCCGAGGTAACAAGCGCTCGACCCGACCAGTACTGGCCGCCAGCCGGCGCTTGCGCCGCCTCGGCGTCAGAGATAGGCGCTACCCCTTCCACTACAATTCTGTGATTGTCGCCGGGCCCTGCAGCATTGGCGGGTGAAAACGACAGTTCTTGTGTCGGGCGGGTAGCGCCATTGGGAAGTTGTAATGTCTCGGCGGTGATCATGCCATGCCAAGGCCAAACCAACGTTCGCTCCATCTCGCCCCCTTAAACCTCTTGTATTTTGGCCACCGACCATCTGCTGCGACAGAAAGTGAGCGTGTAACGCTGCCCAGTATTGGGCTGCACTATGATTTGAGTAACGTCTTTCAGCGGATAACCCTCAGCCGTGTCAACTGTGATCGTAACAACTCCCCCGGTGAAGTTTAGGATCAAAAGTTCGACATCAACTATAGGATCCATACGGTTGCTATTACCTACTTCCTTAAGGATGAGGTCAGCGGAGCGCGTATTGTTGAAACTCCATGAAAACTTCCTGTCAGCACCGGCAATTGTGAGCGACGTATTATCTGATCTCGGGATGTAATCACTACCTTCAACATGATAAGTGCGATCTGACAAGGTCCAGAAATTAGAGCCCCCAACTGATTCGAGTGGCACCCAGCAATGAAAGCGGTACGCGGTGGCAGAACTGGTCGCAACTCTCAGTATTCTGTCCATCCGCTCGATATTGCCGCCACCCATCACATTGATTTCGAACTCGACACCGGATGTGTTCTCGAGCACCAGCAGCACTTCATAGAATCCGGGCTCGGTGATATCGGGCAGGACCAGGAGCGGATTGAATTGCCCGGGGGTCAGCCGCCACACGGTGATCGGCTGCTTGTGGTTGAGCGCCAGCTCATTGCCAGTCGCCACAAGCGCGTGCCCAGGGAGAGGGCTACCCCAATCCTCGACCCGAGCCGTGCCATGGGCGACCCAAGTCTGACCGCTGGCCGTATTGGTGTAGTGGGCGCCAATGCTCGGCGGTGCGACCTGTGGATCGGTGGTGCCGCTATCAGTGTGCTGAACGTTTGCCATTGGAATGTCCGTTTTATCAAGGCGGCGGGGATCAGGCCGCCGGTACGAGGGTGTTCTGTGCCTGGTCGGTAAGAGCGCTTCCGGCAGGGTCAGTAAGTGCGCCATCGGACGGCTCCGGATCAACGCCGCCCCCGCCTTCGAGTGCCGCCACCCGCGCGACGAGCGATTCAATCGTCTGTGCGAACCGGTTGAGAGTGCCGGCTGTAACGCCGCAATAAATCAAGGTGCCGGTTGGCCAGGCCCGTGCAGTGGTTTCTTCCCGAGCGCGGCTGACAGTTGCTACGCCATTGGCCACAGTCACTTCGATGACTTCCCACTGGGTCTGGTCCAGTGCGCTCGCAGAGTTGACCAGCGTGAGCAAGTACGTGCCGGCCGCCAGGCGCGAGAGCGCTGCGCCTGGCACAGGCAGCGTGGTTGCCGCGGCCGCCATGGGCTGAGTCAGCTGGGTGATCCAGTTATTGATGAAGCGCATCTATGGCACCTTCGCCGGCGTGACCGGCTTCGCGAAATTGACGGTGACACTCGCGCCATCGTTGTCGGTCATCACCAAGGTTTTCAGCGCCGGCATGTTGAACAGGCCATCGCTGCTGAGAATTCCGTCTGGCCAGTATTCGCGCTTGGTGTAATCGGCCTCGGTAAGTGGGCTGGCGATACCACCCCCGGTGCCGACGTTGGGAGCGGCCCAGACCCCGGATCCGGTCTGCCCACCGATCCCACCGCGGCGCTCGATCCGCGACAGGGTCGTGCTTCGGCGTTGCACTCCACCCAGGCGCTGGATGTCGTCGGCAATCTGAGCCCCTGAGCCGCGGCGTTCCGCTTCCATTGCCGGGCCAATTGCGCGCCGGGATGATTCCATGGCAGCGCCACTTGCCCGCCGGTTCGTCTCCAGGGCAACGCCCAAGGCGCGCCGCTCGGTCTCTGACATGGTTTACAACTCCAGAAGGTCGTTGGGAATGACGACCCGGTAGGTCGCCGCGATATCGACGGTTTTTTCGTCGGTGTCCTCTTCGGGTATGTCGATCGAGGTCACCTGAAAACGCCGGGGGAATACCTCCAGCGTCGGGTCAGCGTTGTCATAGTTGCCCGCGAATCCATCGAGGTCTTCCTTGTATGCCGGCGCGCCTCTCTTGCCGCCGAGCTGGGTCGGCAGGCTCCGCCCTATGGGGTCAGGCCCATCCGGCTCAGGTTGCGGCTCGACTAAGGCGGCCGGCGGCTCGAGCGCATCTTCGGCGGTGCCGCCACCACGCATGACGGTGATTGTCAGGGTGGTAATGGCACTGCCGCCAGCCAGGTCAAACGTGTCGTAGATATGGCTGCACCGCGCCGCTGCGCTGATGCCCTGGTCACTGATCGCCAACGTGTGCACCAGATCGACGTCCATCACCATGCTGGTCGGCGATTCCCAGCTGACCCGGGTCCCGCTGTGCGCCTGGATGATCGAGGTCTTGGCTTGATGCAGCAGGCACCGGAAAGCACCCAGGCGCTGCGCCTCATCACGCTGGTCCTTATGTCCGGTTTCGCCGCCATCCTGCGCAGGGGCCCCGCCGACCCCGCCGGCCCCATTGCCGCCTACGCCATTGCCAGTGCCGGGCGCCGCAGGCCGGGGCGCATCAATACCGAATGCTGTGCTTTCCCAGCCATCGGCCAGGTCGTTGGTGTACTCGATCGACAAGGACTCCCTGGCGATCACCTCACCGGCCTGCGCGACGCTGGTCTCGGCCACCACCTTGAGGGTGTACTTCTCGGTTACCGGTTGGCTCCAGCGGCGGCCGCCCGTGAGCGAGGCCGCCAGCAGCAGGTCGGCGTAGTTGTTCACCCAAGGCTGGCCGTTCCCGCACGGGTCAGGGGCACTGAGCGGCACTCGGTTGTAGCCGGGGTTGCGCACCAGGCTCAGGCCACTGCCGGTGACTGCATCGCGAACCATGGTCACATCCGGGAGCTCTGTGCTGTCGGGCCGCCATTGGCAGAACCCGCTGAGCCCGCCCAGGCCGTTGGTATCCGGATGCACCCAGGTGAAGTTCTCGTTGAGCTGGCGCAGACGAGGAAAACGGTAGTTCGCTTCAATCTCGACGGTGTTGGTCAAGCTGGTGAGATCGGCATAGGACAGTGCAACCGAGTCGTAGACCGTGGTGCCGCCCCCGAACGTGAAGTCGATGTTGCCCGCGTACCAGCTGGTGAGCCGTAGCTCGCCAGTAGCTGACGAGTCCAGGCTGCCTTGCACAGAGGTCAAACGCTCCTGGGCATAGTCCCATCGGCTGCGCCCGTCTACCGCTTCGAACACCTCGTCTGACCAGTAGGAAGGGATCAGCGCCTCAACTGCGTCGGTGCTCATCGCCTCGACGCGCTGCTGCAGCTGATCGCCGCAATGGCACACCAGCAGCCTGGCCAGCGAGCCCCACTCCGTGGTGACGATGCGGCCGGTGTAGCGGCGCTTCTCGCTGGTGACACCCGCGGCAGTGCTGATGTAGTCGATCGCGACCTCGGCCCCTACCCAATCCATCGGCACTACAGGCCCCGCATCCATCTGCAGCGTGAAGTCCGCCAGGCCGGCAGCGCCGCGCTCGCGGTCGACATGCACCTGGCCGGTGAGCCTGGCGGTTACATCACTGCCGCCTACGGTGACCCGCAGCCGCCAGCGGAACGCCCGGCCCGGCACAATCGGTAGTGGCTGAGTTGCACTGGAATCACCCTGCAGGCCACCCAGCGCCGCGGCATTGAGCGGCAATCCGTTGATCAGCATCAGACCTCTTCCCAGGCGATGGTCCAGCCAAAGCTGCCTTGGCCCGAGCTCTGCGTCTTGGGAGGCTTGCTGGCGAACACGTTGTAGACCGGCATCCACTGCGCCATGTACTTGGTGGCGCCGACCATCTTCTCGATCGTCACGACCAGGCCATCCATCACGCATGGCGCTTCGACCCATCGGGCCCCGACCAAAGCGAATGCCCAGGGCGCCCAATCGTCGCGCGGAGTGCTGGGCAGCACGAGGATCTGCGCATTGCTCACCATGCTCTCCTGCGCGGTGAGGCGCAGTTCAAGCGGCTGGCTGTAGTCCAGGCCATCCAACCCAGGCGGCATCCAACCCTGGCCGCTGATGGTGCCGGCGGCTTTGCCCCAGTGGGTCATCTTGACGCCTTCGCCACCGGACAGCCGGATGACGGATTCACCCAGCAACGGGTTGTCGGACTGATCCGGTGCGCCGGCATCCAGAACGATGGGGATGCCCCCCAGCATGATCAGCGGAAGGCTCATCCGTTACTCCAGAAATGAAAAAACCCGCCGAAGCGGGTCTGATTGTTGATGCATTGTCAGTCGGGAACGGGTTCCAACTGGGCTTGGCAGTAACGGCATTTGAGCGCCTCCCGTTGGATTAGCTCGGCGCATTGAGGACACTTGCGGTACCGCGCCGAGACCCCAAATTTGCGGGCAATAGCCTGACTCTTGGCGTCATCGATACCGATAGGGTTGAGAAACCAGAGGATGATCAACGCGACGACATGAAGTAGAAAACCGAGCAGCAACCAAGCGCCGACGCTGCGTCCTTTCTGCTTCGCGTACCAGGCGGAAACACAAGCTACCGCCACCCAGATGATCAAATACTCCATAAGCTACCTCCCTGTCGAAAGTGGCAATCTATCATCCGTGACGTTGATGCCCCAACCTCAAGTCTTTCCGAATTTCAGCCGCTGGTTTCGCAAAATACGCTGGAAGTCCTGTTTAGGCGCCTGCAAGTTGTACGTTTCGCCGCCCACTGACAGCGCGACCGTTCCCATACTTTCTAAAGGCGGGGGGTTGACCTGCTGCATAATGGAAGCCCCAGGCGACGGTACGTCGGGCATCAAGCGTGGCGATACCAACCCGCCTGTTGCGTACTTGGGAAGCCTCCGCTCGTTCAGTTGGCGCAATAGATTTGGCCCATAGTGCTGAACTGCAGCAGCCCTCATCACGAACTCACCGTTTGAAAGGCGCGCCAGGATGCTATCGCTTGTTCCCGTTCCTGGCCCACGAACCATATCGCCTCGAGCAAACTGCGGAACGTCAGGATCAGATCCGGAAACATTCGCTGCGGCAGGCCCGAGTACGGTCATTTGGACCGTAAGGGACTCTTTCATCTTTGCGGCAATTGCGGCTACCTGGCTGATTGCAACACTAGCAGCGGTTTGGTCTAGCTCCGGCGTTACAGGGACCTGAACGTCTGAGATTGAGCCTTCAGGCACTGTAGGTTCTACCGGAACGGGCACACGCCCACGAGCAGCAACTTCGCGCACCATCCGTTGATAGGCATCTTCCTCTACAACAGGCTGCACCGGCATGACAGTATCTTGCGCCGAATAACTGCTGGTTCCGGGCTGATAGGTGAGTTTTTTAGCCTGACTGGAGGTCTTGGGCGGCACTACCGTAACTGGGGTTTCCGGAACTACGGTAGCGGCACCATCTGTAGTCGGAAAACTCACGGATGGGGTCTGCATGGCCATCGCCTGCATCTGTGAGCTCGGCACAACATCTACAGGAATATCAAGCTGCTGGCCTATGAGGATTTTGAGATCCCGAATTTGCTTCCTGACCTTGGCTAGAGCATCTTCCGACATGGTCGGAGTGATCACCACAGACTTCAGTCCATCAAGCTTAGCCTTGAGTTCTTCTGTCTTCTGTTTTGCCTGCTCAAGGCTGTTTTGCGCCTTTTCAACGTTAATACCGTCAGCGGCCGCTTCAATCCCTTGTAGCTCCTTAATGAACCCTGCGAAACCATAGGTGTTCTCTCCGGAATCAGCCAACTTCTTCAAGATATCAAGCGCAGCATTCGCCTGCTCTTTCGCTGACTCAACGTCTCCCCGTTGTAGTGCTTGGCGGGCGCCAATTTTTAGGGACTGGGCCGAAGCATACGAACCATCGCCGCCTGCGCCAGAACCGAGAGAAGAAAGTGCTTTGCTGTACTTCTCTTGAGTCTTGAGCTGGGCAGCTTTCGCCTTCTCAAGATCACTCGCAGCGGCTTTTTCAGCCGAGACCATGGCCTTGAGCGCGGCCTCGGTATCAGTAACAAGCTTGGTCTGCACATCTTTCAGGTCGCGAGCGCTTTTCTGTGCCGAAGCCAAGCGATCAGCGGCTAACTTATCCTGCTCGGCATTGCTCAGACCCTGATCCGTTGCGAGCTTATCGCGCTCGGTCGACATCTCTGCAATGTGCCGTTTTAGCGCAGAGACCTCGGCGTCGATCTCTTTCCGGTCCCAAAATTTCCACTGAAAGAGCGATGTATCCGAGTCGCTTTTAAGTCCAGAGCGAACATTCTGCAAATCACGAATCCGTGCCATCACGACGCCGATTTCGTTGTTGAAACCGGCTATGGACTGCTTATCTTTGCGAAAAAAATCGCCAAACTCACCGCTGTTCAGGGCAGCTATTGCAGCCGTGAAAGTTTTGATGCCATTCGTGGCTTTGGCAGAAATCTGAGCCCAGTCATCGAACAACTTCGTCGAGATGGTCAGCTGGTTGTTGAGCTGGGTCAACGCTCCACCAAACGTTTCTGGAAGCTTCTGGGCTTCGGCGGTGAGTTTGGGCAACTGACCTAACAGAGTGTCAACAATGACATCAGCAGTCAGCTGACCCTGAGTCGCCATGTTGCGCAGTGCTCCGGTCGGCACGTTCAGGCCTTCAGCAAGTGCCCGCAATAGACGCGGCGAGTTTTCGGCGATGGAGTTAAATTCCTCGCCGCGAAGCACACCCGAACCAAGCGCCTGTGAGAACTGAGTGATGGTGCTGCCGGTTTCCGAAGCGGTCGCGCCGCTGATACGTAGAGACTGGGTCACGGCGTCGATAACCGCCAGTGTGTCTTTCTGACCTCGCCCCATTTGTGCCATCGCAGGCTGCAAGCGGCTGTAGAGCGTAATGACATCAGCCAGCGGCGCCTGATTGCGCTGGGCGATTTCAAAGGTCGCGCGCTGAGCTTCGTTAAATTCTTCCTGCGAAGATGTGGTGAGTTTGAGTTGTGCCTCCATCTTTTTTGCTGCGTCTGTCGTCCGCAAGTATGCGGCGCCAACTGCGATCGCCGAAAGGCCACCGCCGGCAAGGGTCAGGTTTTCTGACATGCCCCCGCCGGATGGTGCGGCGCTCGGCCGGCTACGGCGACGCTCTTCGCCCGACAGAGCAGCAATGGACTGCCGCGTTTCCTCTATTTTGCGACGGTATTGAGTCTCGGCGACGGCTCGCTCAGTAGCCGATAGCACACCGGAGCGGGTTAGACGCTGGTAATCGGCAGTTAGAAATGCCAACTGTAGCCGTAGTGCCTTGAGCTGGTTGATCCCCAAGCTTTGCCGCGCGGTATCGGCAACCACCGGCACGGTTTTCACCGGAACAGCATTCACAGCACGCATTTCGCGGAGCCGGGCCAGGGTCTCGCTGACCTTGCGGCGATAATTGTCCTGAGCAATGCCCAGATCGCGAGCAGACAACTCGCCTGACGATTTCACTAAAGCATATTGCTGCCGAAGCCGAACCAGTTCGGACTGCGTCTCGCGAACCGCGCCAGCGCCTAGCGCTGATTTGGCGCTATTTAGCGACGTGTCCGCGCGCCCAGCGGCCAGCGCTTTGTTGTACGCGGCGCTGAGACGAGTTTGTTCTGCGGCGAGGTTTCGGGTATCGAGGCCAGCGGCGCGCAACCCTGCGCCCATTTGGTTCAGCTGTGTGACCTGCTGCGCCTCAACGCGGCCCAAGCGTTCCAGATCGCGGACAGACGCTCGATAGGTTTCCTGCAGCTTGCGGGACGGCGTTTCGGCACGGGCCAGTTCGGCCCCGAGTTGCCGAACCCGCTCACGAGCATCCTGCATCGCTCGACCGGTCTTTTCGACGTTTGATTCCAGGTCTCGGAATGCATTGACCTGGCGCAGGGGCTTTTCCACCACCTTGACCATTTCGCCGTATTCTTTGCGAAACCCGGCGACTTCCTTGGTGGCGTCGTCCAGGTCAGCCGTCAGCCGGAGTTCGATATCACGCATGGGATCAGCCTTTCAAAGCGCGCAAAAACAGGCGCCACGGGTAGGAAAGCACCTGGTGATGCCCAATTCGAATCAGGGCGCAGATGCAGTCGTCGAGGTTTTTCAGCGCTTGGCCGGCGGGTTGTTGACCCTGGCCAGCCAAGCGAAAAAATCGGGGTTTTGCCCCTTTATGTGGCTGAGCAGCGTCCGCAGCTGGCTAGGCAGCATGCCCTCCACTTGAGCAGCTTCCAAGTTGGTGAAACGCCGAAGATCAGATAGACGGATATCCTCGAAAAAGCTGCTTCCAAGGCCGTCAGGTTCAACGTCCTCTGTCATCATCTGCCGGATATCGGCGACCGAGAGCTCGCGGACGATTACTTCCCTGCCGTCGATCACCACAACCTTCGAGGCGGTCATTTCACTCATGCTGCACTCCAGAAAGAAGAAAGCCCGCCGGAGCGGGCCAGGTAGGCCGGACGCATCACGCGCCAGTGGTTTCCTTCATGATCTTCATGTATTTCGACTTGCCGGCGCCCACCTTGGCTGGATCGGACAGCACCTTCGCAGTTACCTCGCTGCCCATGAAATCATCGGTGCTGATCCAGTCGGCGCTGGCAGCCGGACTGAGTTGGCAACGGAAGTACTGGAGGTTCATCCGCTTCTTGGTGCCCGCGGCGTTCGCGCCCTCGAACAGGATCTCGTACACGCTACCGCTGTTGGTGAGCGCCTCGATCACGTCCACCGATGCCGATGCATAGGTGATCTGCAGCTCTGCACCGTCAGCGATGCTGCCAGCCTCGAGGATTTCAAGACCTGCACCAGTCATCTGGTAGTCGTCGCCGTCCTCGTAGGTGGTAGCGCCGGCAGCCAGCTTCACGGACGTGATGCTCAACGGCATCTTGTCCAGCAGGATGGTGCCGCCCTTGGTGGAGGTGTGGGCTTCGTCGGTGACCGTGGTGGCCGGCACCTTCGTAGCATCACCCCAGTACATGGCCGCCAGGTTCGCGGTATACAGCTCACGCCAGTTCATGGTCAGACCCATACTGGTGATACGGCTCACCGAGTCGTATTCACCGCCCTGGGGAGTAGTGGTATCGGCCAAGGTGATGTCGGTCTTTTCGATGGCCTGGGTCAGCGTCGATACCAGACCCACGGGCATGAATGCACCGCCGACCCCGTACTTACGCATTTTGACCAGACCGCCGACAAGGAACGTTTCGATTTCGCGTGCCATGTCTTACTTCTCCTGGGTGTCGCCAGCGATGACGCCCAGGCCCTTCAGCCAGGTGCGTTGCTCAGCGGTTACTTTGATCTTGTCGCCCGGCGCGTAGTCCTTGCGGGCATGGGTATGGGCCTTGAGCAGCTCCACTTCGAAGCGCGGCAATGCACGCTCCGCGTCGGTGACCGGTTCGGCGGCCTTGACGGTGCTGGGCACTGGAATGCCTGGCGCCTTGTCGGTTTTATCGGCTTTGTCGGACATGGGGGTGTTCTCCCTGAATGATGGTGTGCAGCTGCACGGGGATAAGGACCGTTGCGGCCTTGAGCGACTCACCTGGTGGGAAAGTCTCGGGTGTGCCGACTGTGATGCCGGTGACGCCATTCGGCAGCCAGTCCAGGGCGCGGCCTTGCACGGGAACCAGGCACTTCAACAGGTCGTGCTCGAGCGCTTCGATGGCATCCTCGTAGTCGTCCATGCCTGTGCTGACAGCACCAACGATGCTGAAGCCTGAGAAGGCCTTCAGCGCCATGGGGCCGGGCACTGGCGCCTGGCCCCGGCCCTTTTGCACAACGATGATAGGAAAGCTGGCGTCGCGGGCTTGCAGCTGCTCATTGAGCCAGCCTGTTCGCACGTTCCGGCCGGCCGAGGTGAAATACCCGTTGGCCACTGAAATCGTGGTGAGCCGCTCAATCAGCGCCTTTCGGCCCAAGGTCAGTGGGTTGTCCATGGTCAGTCCGCTGGCATGAGTGAAAAGCGGTTGATGAGGCCATCGGTGCCCACGTACTCATCGAGCAAGTAGCGCTTGCAGTCCACGGTGAGCAAATCGCCCTTGCATGGCTTGGGTACCTGGCTGATGCGCAGGTCGGCGGCCAGGTGGACGGCAACGAAGCTGCCGCCAGCCGGATCGCTGACGTTTGTCTGCAGCACCACGCTCACGGGCTGGGGCGGCGCCCCTTCCCGCGAGTCATAGAAGCACTCACCCCGCTGGCCGAAGGTGCTGAACAGCTCGTCGTCCGCGCCCTCGAAGGCTTGGTCGAACTCCGAGCGGCCCATTACTTGGTCAACTTGATGATGGCGCGCGGCAGGGTGCAGATGCTCAGCGGGTTGCTCTGGGCTTCCATGTCCACGCCTTTGTTGTGGCGCAGCATTTCCTGGCTGGCATAGAACGGCACACCGGTGGTGTTGACCGTTTCCATGTAGTCAGCCGGCGCGAAGTTGGTGATGAACAGGCCATCCACGCCTACCGGCACCAGGTAGGCAACGTCGGGATCCATGAACTGGACGCCGCCCAGGTTGCCGTAGAACTCCTCCCAGTTCACACCACCGAAGCTGAAGCCATCGCGGCGATGGTCGTCGCGCAAGAACTGGCCATCGTTCCAGCGATCGAACGCCTTCTGCACCGAATCGTGGTTGGTGAATGCGTCGAACCAGTTGCGTCCAGCAATGCCCAGCCAGCCTGCAATGATGCCGGAACCACCGATAGCGTCTTCCGCCAGGCGCTTGGCTTCAGTCACTTTGGCCAGCAGCTTGGTGGTATTAGCGCCCATGGTGAAAGCGACAGTCTGCTGTTCAATGCCGAATCGGGCATACAGGTCCAGCAGCACCCGGGTGCCGTCAGCGTCGAACACCTTGCCGGTGATTGCGCCCACGCGCTGGTAGCGGATGGTCGCTTCCAGGCGTTTACGCATTTTCAGCAAGCGCTTTTCAACCATCGCCTGGACGGTCTCGAGTTCGCTTTCCGAACCGAACGCACGAATACCCTGGACTTCGTCGGCGCGAATAACCGCGCGGGTCGGCAGGTGGATGGTCTGGAACGGGATCATGTCGCGGCCCGGGCCAGTGGTTGGGTCGCTTGGCGCTCCGCGCTCGGCAGCCGGCACCAGGGTCAGACTGTCGTGCTCACGCTCGATGAACACGGCAGTGGTGGTTACGCCTTCTTCTTCGAAGAGCGTATCCAGGCGAGTGGGCACCGCCTGCCCTTCAACTGGCTGGTTGATAGCGGTGGTCATGGCGATGGTGCTAAATGCATCACCGTTGAAAATGCTCAAATCGGGCATTCTGATCTCCAAAAACAAAAAAACCGCCAGCGGCGGTTAGGGGAATGAGGTGCTGAAAATCAGCGCAGGATGATGCCGGCGGCGAGCAGGGCAGCGCGGGCAGGATCAGTCAGACCGACCAGCAGGCTTTCGATTACTTCGCAGTCGCGCACAACGGCGGCGGCGTAGCGGTCGGCAGTGGTATCCGCAGGACGGCCTTCATACAGAATCGCAACCTCAACGGCTGCGCCCTCAGCAGGCGCGGCGAACGCGACGTATTTGCCCGCCGCGTTCTTCGACAGGATCTGGCCCGGCGGGAATGCGGTGTTGCCCTTCAGCAATACGATCTGCTCGCGGGAGCGCTCGCCGGAGGCCTCGTTCAGGAGGAAAGCTGCGGTGCGCGCGCCTTGGGTGACGATGTCGTAGTTCATGCTTTCGCTCCTTTGCGAGAGGCCCAGATGGATTTGGTGGAGTACTCAACCTTGCCTTTGCCCGCGGATGCAGAGGCGGGATCGACCTTCTTGGCATCACGCTTGATGCTGTCCAAGGTCACGCCGCGGTCCTGAGCGGCCTTGAACAGGCTCAGGCCCGCTGCCTCGACAGTGAGTCCACCATCGATGGCAGCTTGCACTTCGGTTTCGAAGCCCGGGGCCGCCAGCGCCTGGATGCCGGTGATGCGGTCCTTCTCGCTGGCGGTAGCGGTCGCTGCCGCTTCCTTGCGAAGGGTCTCCACATCGATCTTTTCCGGGGCGCTGATCTCGATGGCAGTGAGATCGCCGCCGGCAGCGATGGCCGCCTGCAACTCAGCGGTGTTGCTGACTTTCGTCATGGTGTTTTTCCTCGTGATTTTCGCTGCCGGCTTGGACAGCTCGGTGATGAGGCCCTCAAGTGAGCCTGTTCGGTGCGCCAGGCCAGCCGCAACGGCCGCCTGCCCCACACGCAACCCACCATGGTCACCCATGCCAGGTACTTTCTCTGCATCCACGCCCAAGTTGCGCGCGACCTTGGCCACGAACACATCCTCAAGCGCATCAACCGTCTCGGCGACCTTCGCCCGCCCTTCCTCCGTGGCCAGGTCTGGACGCTTGTTCGGGGCGTTACGGCTGACAATCTGGTAGCTCTTGCGGCCGGTAGCCTTTTCACTATCGACCACCGCCTCGACCACCACGCCGACGCTGCCGGCGATACCCGTTTCGTCGATGACAATTTCGTGCGCGGCGGAGGCGATCCAGTAGGCACCGCTCGCCCCGCTGCCGCCGATGTAAGCCACGATCTTCTTCTGCGCTCGGCCCGCGTGGATCATTTCGGAAAGCTCGTTGATGCCGCTTGCCACGCCGCCCGGACTGTCGATGTTGAGGATGATCGACTGCACCGCCGGGTTATCCAGCGCTTCCCGAATGTCGGTTGCCAGCACCTGGGTGCTGGTCGCGCCGCTGATCTCGGTGAACAAGTTGGCGTAGCGAAAAATCGGGCCGATCACAGGCACGATGGCCACACCATTGCGGATGCTGACCGAGTGGCTGTTGTCCAGCTTGCGACCCAGCTTTGTCTCCAAGGCCACCGGATCCCCCATTCGCTCGGATATGGCGAGCAGGTTCTCCAAGGCGTTGGGGAGCATCAGCCAAGGCTGAGCAGAAGCCAGCTCAAAGGCTCTTGGCATGGGTCATTCCTCGTCTTCAGGTGGTTCAGGCTCGGGAACGAGCGGCTTTGGCGCAGCAGCAACGGTTGCCGCGGTTGTTCCGTTGTCGCGGCGCTGCTTGAGCTCGCGCGCGCGCTGCCGATTGACCTGCTGCCAGGTCTCGCCGGACATCGCCGCTGTTTCCATGGTTTCGTTACTGATGCCTACGTCGATGCGCTCGCGGGCCGCCTTGGCCTCTTTGAGCTCGTCGATAGCACCGCGCGCCGGGCCGATCCAGATAGCCTGGGTATAGGCGCGGCGCAGAGCCGGGTCCAGGTAGCCCGGCGCACGAATGCGGCCGGCCGCCACGGCTTCATCGAACATCAGCTCATAGCTGGGCTGACAGAAGTCGCACACCAGCCACCAGCGCCGCATGGTGTAGAAGCGCCAGGCTTGCAGCATGGCCGCGCGCGCGGCGCTGTAGCTGCTGCTGTAGTGCAGCATCAGCTCTTCCAGAGGAAGCTCCAATGCAGCACCGATTTCTTTCACGATCGCCGAGAAGAAAGGATCGAACTGGGCGTTGGGTCTGGCGGGGTTGGCAACCATGGGCTCTTCTCCGGGCGCCAAGTCGACAATCGCGCCTTCTCCCAACTCCAGTGGAGCTGGCCCAACATCGCCTGGGATTTCGCTCTCATCACCAAACGCAGCCTGGGCATGTCCACTGCCTGAGTTGAAATCAGGCCCCTTCTTGATGAACACGGTGAACATAGCCGAGATCACCGCCGCCATCAGTTCGGCACTGGCGTACCGCTCGAGCTTCTGCAGCGGCTCAAGGATTGGCGCCAGGTACGGAGCCCCGCGCTTGAGCCCGGGACGTTCCTTGTCACACCAGATTTGCAGCACTCGGCGCCGGCCGGTCTCTGCACCGAACACCTCGACCCGCTCCCAACGCAGCGGGTACTTCAGGAACTTGTCGTCCGGGTACCCGTTGCAGATGTGGTAGGCCACCGGCGCACCGTAGTCGTCGAACTCGACGCCCTCTACCAGGCGCTCGTTATCGGGCTGGCCGTGCGGGTTGGAAACCCGGTCTGTTTCGATCAGCTGCAGGCGGGTGTTGTAAACGGTGCCCGGGCGTTCGATCCACGGCGTCGCCACGAAGCAGTCGCCGCCGGTCATTGCCGAGACCAGCGCCAGCGCCTGTTGCTGGTAGTGGTTCAGTGTTGCTTCGGCGTCACACTCGCGCGGGTCGCCGGCGTAAAGCTCCCATTCCCGCTGGATTTGTGCGTTGAGCTCGTCAGCCTGTTCTTCCGTGAGGCCCAAGGCCACATGGTCGACCTGCGGACGGCAGATGAGGCCGGTACCCACCACGTTGGTTCGGGTGCGGACGATGGCAGCGCGGGCAATGAGGTGGTTGCGCATGGCATCGCGCGAACGGGCCACCAAGGTCTTGCGCTCGGGCGAGCTCAGATCGCGGTTCGGGCTACCCAGAAACGGGATCCAGCTCGACATGCTACGCAGCATGCGCGACGCACCGCGCCAGCGCGTTTCACTTCCACCACCACCGCCTTGCGCACGGGGTTGGCTTTGCACCAGGCCGGAGACGGCGCGCGTGGCTTCACGCACCATCCGCTCTTCTGGAGTGGTACGTGTCCACCAGGCCATGTCAGATCCTCATATAGCTGATTCGGTTGCGGCCGCGGGAGCGGTTGGCTTCGGCGGCGACTTCCGCCGTGTAAGCGATTTCAAGCTTGCGCAGCGCGCCCAGGTCAGCCCGGGTTACCTGACGCTCGCCGTAGCGAACGCTCTGGCCGCCCTTCAGGATCTTGTCGATTGCATCCTGCACGGCGGCCAGGCGCGATTGCGCTGGGGTCATGATTGTCATCCTCGCACCCGGCTACGGGTGCCTCGTTGCGGAAGAGCGCGCTTGGCGCCGGCGAGCATTTCAAGATCGAGGCCGAAACGATGCTGGCTGATGCGCAGGGCGGCCAGTGCGTACACGAAACAGTCGAGTGCCTCGTTGCGGCGACCTTTGGCCGTCCAGCGATACACGCGCCTGCCTTTCTCGATCCTCAGTTCTTTGGTTTCGGCTGTGAGCTGCTTCAGCTCGTCCTCACCGCAGATGTCGTCATTAGCGGGGAAGTGAACGCAGCCTGGTACCGGCACACCGGAAGTGTTGGGCTGGATCTTGAGACGGCTGTAGATCAACTCTTTGGCGTTCTCGGTGCCCACCTCAGTGAGGTAGACCTTCTTCGCGTTGCGCGACTTCGGCCAGTTGGCGATCGGTTTGCCTGGAACGTTGGCACCTTTGACCGGGATCACCCAAGTGTCGCCAAGGGCACGGCTTTCGGCGTAGACCTCATCGGTGTAGTGGCCGCCGGAGTCCCAGCACCAGCGCTCGACACCCATCTTGGCACCGTCACCGCGCACGTATTGCTGCCGCACCTTGAGGCGTACCTTCTTGCGGAGCTCTTCGCTGGCCGGGTCGCCCATGAGCACCCACTTGTCGACCAGCCAGGCTTCCTCGCCCAGACCGAAGGCCCAGACTCTGCCCTCATAGCGGTCATCCTGCGTATCGATCGACCCCATCAGCGTCAGGCCGCGCGAATGCACCTGCGGGTACACCTCGCGACGACCATAGAGCAGCTCCCAGTCGACTTTCTCACCCTGGTCGTCTTCCCATGTTTCGCCCAACGTGGTGTTGACGAAGGCGATCAGGTTCTCCCGGTTGTCTTTGACCTTGTCGAACTCCAGCACCATGTTCAACCAGGTGGTGAAGGTGCTGTAAGCGGTCCAGACATGAAAGCTCACAACCAGCGGAGTGTTCCGGAGCTGATCCAGCGAATCAAACCACTCGATACCGTCGCGGGTCCAGATACCGGTGTTTTCGCATATCCAGCGACCGCGATGCGCGGCTCGGACCATTTCGTGATAGAGCACCACACACTTCGTGTGCTCGCACACATACCAGGCGTGACATATCTCGCCTTGAGCGTCCCGTTCCCACTTGATCCCAAATTCGCAGTCCTTACCGCCCCACTTCAAATTCTGTTCTTTATCGCAGTGCGGGCAAGGGATGTGATAGCGGAGCAGGTAAGACGATTCGGCCGCAGCCTTTTCGATCTGGCACGTGCCTTTGATTTTGGGAGTTGAGCCACGGATGGACTTGGGAAAAGTCGCGCCTTCAAGGCGTTTGTCTCCCAGGAATGTCGGGGCGCCCTCGCCTTCAATGTTCTGATCGAAGTTCGACAACTCGTCGTAAATGACTTCGTCCGCCGAGATGCGGCGGTAGTTGCGGCTGGCTTTGCCGCCGCGGCACCAGAACATCTTGTTGTTCTGAAATCGCTTCGAGCTGAGCGAGCTATCCCGGTGTTTTTTCCCGTGCCAAGGAGCGAGTTCAAGTAGGGTTGGAACGTCGCGCACCATCGTTTCGACGTCCTGCTTCATCAGGTCTTCGGCGTCATCATCTGTCGGCGAGAAGACCGCAACGCTGCGGCGCTTGTGCTGGATTTTGAAGCCCACGTTCGCCATGAGCATCTTGGTGTAACCAACGCGAGCGGACTTCATCATGTTGACGACCCGAATCAGGTCGTTGCCCATGGCATTGAGGACGGCAATTTGAAACGGTGCTGTTTCCCACTTGCCTTCCTGATACGAAGACTCCGACGACAGATAGAAGTGTTTGTCCGCCCAGTCCACACAAGTCAAAGGTGGCTCTTTGAATAAACCTTGCAGCCCCTTCTTGAATGCCTTTTTCAGGTTATTCATCCAGGGATGCGAGGTACTCATCAAGTATTTCCGGTAGTTGTTCGCCGAGATCGGCTGATATGTTTCTGGCCAACGCGACCTCACGCTGCATCGCTTCAACGTGATGAACTTCAATGTCGGGGTGTTTGCGCTTGACCTTCAAGGCCACGGTATCGAGGACCGAGCCGATCTGTGCGGCGACTCTTGCGAGTGCGAAAGTGCAGAATTCAACGGGAACGAGATTCTTCTCGGCCACCTCGTTTTTCTTCTCAGCCGCTATCCGCTGGGCAGCCGTCAAACCTCGGCGCTCTTCCATCAGTTTGTATTCAAGTAACGGGTCGAACCCGTCAACTTCTGGGGGGCCGGCTTCCAGCTTCACCTGGCCGCTGCCGAGCCCCCTTAAATACGCGATGTAAGCCATGCGGCACGCGTCTACATCCATTCCTCCGCGGCCTTTAGAGGCAGGCAGAATGCCGTCTGCAAGCAGATTTCGGATCTGACGGTCGCTGAGGTCCAAATGGGCCGCTACTTCTATCTGACTCGCCATTTTTCACCCGAACCGGAACCGGAACCGCCCCGCCCTCAAAAAAAGTCATAAGTAGTGAAAGATCGGGGCTCGAATTACCCTCACCCCAGGGGGTGGGGGGAAAGGACCCTTTTGCACCATTATGGTGCATTACAGTCAGCGTCGCCGGGTGGACAGGGCGCGGTCGAACGCCTTCTCGAACTGTGAAGCGAGCTCACGATCAGCGACCCGGTCCCCGATCTCGAAGAAGTCGAGCGTCTTGGCATACCCAGGCTTACTGACGAAGGCCAGCACCATCTGGATATCCCAGCGCCTGGTACCCACCCGCTCGGCAATCCCGATCGCCTCGCGGCCTTTGCGCATCACGAAGTATCGCGACCGATTGCCCACACTGCGCCTGCTATCCGTGCTGTTCTGCAGCCGATCGCCCTGGGCGCCGAGGCCAGACAGAATCTTCTGCAACTGACCACGCCCGATGTTGCCGTAGTTGTCCAGTTTCATGCCTTTGCCAGGCACGACGAACTTACCCTCGGGCAGGATGCCGCGGGCACGCAACAGTGACTCGCTGCGCTTATTGTTCCGTGGGCCGCCGTAGACCTCAGGCGTCAGCCATCTGGTGGCAGGGGCGGCGCCATCGGCTTCGTCCTTGATCCATACTCGGGCCTCTAGCTTCTGCTTGGTAGCAGGGATCAGACGCAGGGCGTTCATGGTGTAGGGCGTTGGCCTATCGAATACAGCGCGCATCTCGTCCTCGATCGAGGACTTGATCAGCTTCGCCGTCTCGGTCAGTGCTAGAGCTGTAGCGAACGGGATCTGGCGCTGTTCAATCTCGGTCAGTTCGGCCAGGCCATCAGCGAGGCCTCTCGATTGCACCTTGAACATAGCGACCCCGAACGTATGTTACTGATTGGCCCGGTCCACCGCTTCAGTCGCCTTGTCGACGGCTTTGCTTGCGGTGTCAGCTCCCTGGGTAGCGCTGCTGGCGGCCTGCTCGACCTTCACGGCTGCCTCTGTGGCGCTGTTGGCCAGCTTGGTCAGGCGAAGGTCACGTTGTTTCAGCGCCTCGTCATACGCATGGCGTACCTGAGCGACCTGAGCGAGGTACGAGCTGGCGAGTGACCATTGAGCAGCCTGGAAGCCGAGGACCAAGCCCCCGGCTACCAGCAGCGCAGCAATCACCCAAACCTCTACCCGCCTCCACCATCGGCGGGCGATAAATTCCATTGCACATCTGTCCATCAGTTGGCGCCTCCGAGCTGGGAACGCAGCCGCGCAATCTCGGCGCTCTGACTGGTTACCTTGTCTGTGAGTTGAGCGACCTGGCCAGTGAGGGCTTCGATCTTGCCCTCCATACGGCCAACTGCGGCAGCGAGTTCGTTACGTTCCTTGGCGAATTGGTCGGCCCGAGCATCGGAAGCCTTGCGGGCCTCACGTTCGGAATCGAGCAGTTCATTCAGACGGCGGACTGTGCCGATGTCGGCGTTATCCATGGCTCTGTCGGTTGCGTCCTTGGATAGGAACTTGCGCAACCACAGGAATCCGCCCAGCAATACGGTGCCCGTGCCGCCCAGCCAAGTGGCTGTGCCTGGGCCGAGGTCGGTCGGGTCCATCGCTACTCCAAAAGCGAAAAACCCCGGCGTCTGCCGAGGCTTGAAATAGGTGCAGAAGCCCGGTGCTGATCGGCCGGGTTGTGCAGGTTTATAGCCCGTGCACGGCTCTGCGCATCAGCCTGCGCGTTCATCTGCATAACGTGCGTGTCTTCCCACGCTGCCCTCCAAGCCCTCCCCGAAGCGGTAACAGTTGAAGGGATGCTTGGATGCCGGTGTTCTTTCGCAACACGTGACGACCGGCGATACCGTGTCCGGGCGTCGCCCGAAGGCCCACCCCGGCTATGGAACAAATAAATCACAAATTTGTTTTATTTCCACAAAAACGTGGTATCATGAACCCATCAAAACGACAGAGGGGAGGTGATGAAATACAGCGAGTTCAGAAGATGGCTTAAAGCCCAAGGGGTCAGGTTCGAAGCAGGCAAAGGCGGTAGCCACTTCAAGATCTACTACGGCGATAAGCAAACGGTCTTTGCGGACCACGGCTCGAAAGAGATGAAAGAGCCGACCCGCAAAGGAATCATCAAACAGCTGGGGCTTAAATGAGCCCCAGCTCACTCGCCTCCATCACCACCCAGACAATCACCCACATAGGGGATTAGAGATGTACGACTACCCAGTAACAATGCTTGAAGATGAAAACCCAGGGGTCGGAGTGATCTGCGACGACATTCCCGAATTCAACAGTGCCGGTGATGATGTCGCCGATGCGCTGCGTGAGTCCGTGGACGGTATGGAAACCGCGCTTTCCTTCTACGTCGACGACCGTCGCGCGATTCCTGCAGCGTCTGCGCCGAAACCCGGCCAGCATGTCTTGCGGCTGCCAGCGGTGACCGTAGCGAAAATCGTATTGTGGAACGCGATGATCGAGCGCGATATGCGCAAGGCTGATCTGTGCCGCCTACTGGGCTTGCATCAGACACAGGGGGATCGCCTGGTCGACTTCCTCCACTCCACCAAAATGGAAGCGCTGGAAAAGGCACTGGCCGCTCTGGGTAAGCGCCTCGCCGTCTCGGTCGAGGCTGCTTGAAGAAGACAAAACCCGGCGCGAAGGCCGGGTTTCTTTGTTAAATGTTCGGTGCGTCTGACGTGACTTGCGCACTATGGGGAAAGTACTGGCAATTCCCCACCATGTCAATATTTTATGCCGCACTCTCGTCTTTTTCCGCGTGAATAACCTGCCATACCGGCGCTTGAGCCTCAGTATCTCTCGCATGGATCACCGCTTTGAGCTGCTCCCACAAGGCGAGCCAGTCCCGATCCCAGTGCTTCGGTTCGATCGCAGCCCCGTAGAAAGCCTTCATTGATTCAGCCACGCGCGCTGGGCCCCACTCTGGGGCGCCGGTAATCGTCGCCTTGTATGACTGAAGCGCAATGGTGACTAGGCAGCGTGCCTTGGCCGCTTTGGCTGTGGTCATGGTGGATAGGTCTGTGTCAGCCAGAATGAGCTTCTCCGCATTCATGACGTGCTGCATGGTCATGCAGGGGTGGTAAAGGAAATGGCCTAGCTGCTCCACCTGGAACGGCAATGTGCCAATGGCGTGCTGGATCTTCCCCATCGTGACTAGGTGTGCAGCTCGAGCAGTCGAGCGGCCGAGAGGCGTGCGACGGGTTTCACTGATCGAAATACGCTGGCGAGCCATCAGCACGCGCTCTTCTTCCTCGTCACCCAGGGCGGGGAAGACAACCTCATGGCGGGTGATGCGGGATCGCCTGATCTTCGATGCTGACTCGGCCTTCTCACTGGCCACGGCGGTGATGGATGCGTTGGATTCGTGCTGCGAGTCGGTCCAGGCCTGACGGGCGCCGATGAGTTTCATGGTGTGCTCTCCAATCAAAAATCTGTGGCTCAGTCGCCGGTAAAATTCGTGCCGCCGGCGCCGCGGCGGTTGTTTTGTGTGTACTGGGCGGACGGGCCATTTATCCGCACCGGCCGCTTCAACTGTTCGATCTGCTGTTCGGCGGCCTGCAGCCTGATGCTGAGCTGAGTCACCAGCACATCGAGCGGTAGCGCTTGGCCGGTCTCAGCCGAAATCCAGCCGGACGCATTGCACCGCTCGCATGGCAGCTCATGGAAAACGCCCTGCACCACCGCTCGGCCACGGCATGCCGAGCACCTGGCGAGCTCAATGCGAGCAGCACGGAAAGCAGGCCCGTGGCTCTTTTTCATGCTTTTGAAACCTCGCCTATGATTGATTCCTGAATAGCCTCGCAGCCCTTATGCGGCGTGGCTTCCAGCGAATTACCAGAATCTTCCGATCTAACACCGGTCAACCCGTGAATGAGGCCGAAACCCTTGCTGTCTAGATGGGCGTGCCACTTCTCCAAGGCCTCGCGCTTGCGCTGCATCACTGCCGATTGCACGTACACCTTCACGTTGTGGCCCATGGCGTGGTTGATCAGCAGCTCACCGATCAAGTGGTCGATGCCAATGTCTGCCCACGAGGTCCGGGCCAGCTTGCGAAGATCGTGGCTTGTCCACTCGCCCTGCCCCAGCGCCGCGAATACCGCGCTCGCCTGCCCTTCGCTCAACCCCTTGCCGCCGCGCGCTGGAAACAGGAACTCGCCGTCGTAGCCTTGGGTGTGCTGGATCTTGCGATACCGCACCAGCACCTTGCACACCTGCTCGGTCAGCGGCAGGCGATGCTCGACCCTGGTCTTGGCGTGCTCGGCTGGGATGAACCACTCACGCTCTGCCAAGCTGATATGCGACCAGCGCGTCTGCCGCGTCTCGCCGATACGCGAGCCATGGCACAGCATCATCAGAGCCAGCAGGCCGGTGGCTGGGTTGTTGCTCATCGCGGTCACTAGGGTGGCCATGAGTTCAGCGAGCTGGGTACCGCGCAGGCGGCTGGGCTTGATGCCCACCTTTGCCTTAGAGAAATCGCCGAACTTGATGCCTGCCAGCGGATTGGACGTGAGCAGACCCAGCGTGTGCGCTTGACGGAATGCCAATGCCAGCAGCTGGAACACCGCCCG